TAAACCCGAGAATCTATTCTTCAGAACCCTAACAGTCGTTTGATTCCTAATGACAGGGTCTTCCGCTTGTTGGTTACGCTCTAATCCTAAGACAATATCAGACAGTTGTGCGATAGAGGACGAACCCCTTAACTCTGCTAAACTTATCTGTCCACCATCCTCGTGTGCTCTACCTTGAGGTCGTCTCAAGTGAGAGATGAGAAATAATCCGACTCCCGTCTCTTGCACTATCTTCCTCAGCTTGGTCATAATAGCATCAATAGTTTTTCTCTCGTCTAGAGTACCTTCTTGGTCGCTGACAACGATAGATAGGTGGTCTAATACAATCCACTTACAGTCATAAGACTTGGCATAAGTTCTGATTACATTAAGTAGTGAGTCTTCTGACATACTACCGAAGTGGTCATAGAAATATACATTCTTATCAGCCACAGATTTCTGCCATAGAGCCTTCTTAACCTCATCACTTAACTCTCGTTCAAACTGAGGTATGTGGATAGGCATATTAGCTTCAATAGACATCAGACCTTTGACGCTACGCTCGATAGACTCCTCCAAGTGAATGATTGCTAGGTTATCATCAGTAGTATTTAGTATGTAAGACTCCAGTTCCTTGACGACACTGGTCTTACCCATACCCGCACCACTTGTGATAGTTACTAACTCCTTCTCTCTGAATCCGTAAGTTAATCCGTTCAGACCACGCCAAGGATAGTCTATGCTCACGATATTTTCATCCTTCAATAGATGTTCCCAAGTGTCACTACCTTTAATGATACCCGCAGGTGTGTAAGGTTCAGCAGACCACCAAGAATTAGTGAACTCTTTAATCTTACCCGCCATTAGCATCTCACTGGCATCCTTCATAGGTAACTTACATACCTTTAGTTTACCAACAGAAATAATATCTTGACAAGATTTAACAGCATCAAATCCGGCTTGGTCTTGGTCGAAACACAACACCACATTATCAAAGGACTCAATGTATTCTAAATTATCTTTGATATCTCGTGCCGAAGAGGACGCTCCATTCTTTAGAGAGACCACTTGCCACTTGCCATCAAACATTTCTGAAATCGAGAGGGCATCAATTTCACCCTCACATATAGTTAGGTACTTACCTCCGGAACGGTTAGCATTCTGACCGAACAGACCCGAGCCTTTATTAGTACCTATTATTTGAAACTCTTTGGTTGCGACAGTTCTCTCTTTATATCCGAGTAGCCTATTGCTCTCGTTAGAGTCGTAGTATGGGTAGTAATGTTTCTCTACCTTACCTGCCTTATCGAAACCCACAGTCACACCAAACTTGGATGTGATTTTAGATGATATACGTCTGTCTTTAATTGACGCATTAGATACACCTCTCGGTGTTATTGTCTGCATAATATTTACCTCCTCTACAAAATTGTTGTCACCGGTGACATCTTTTTTATAATGTCCACAGGCATTGCAATAACCGTGACCGTCAGAGTAGACCGATAGGTTATCACCCGACCTATCCCCACCTGTATCTCTACAGGCAGGGCAGGGCTGATGTTCTACAAATGTAGATTGATTATGCAAAGAACTCATTCGTCTCTGAGTCTGCTGATTTGTACCCTTCGGTACGCTTAGATACTTTAACCGCAGTCAAGTAAGTAGCAACACCGTGTTGAGGGTGCTCGTGACCTGCTTTCCATAGTACCTGTACTTCAGACTCCGCTCCGAAATCGTGACCGATTGCTTCACCATCCGAAGTTTTAATCATCTCGAAAGACAGTGGATACTTAGTAGAGAATTTACGTGCTCTGTAAGAACCTCCATCCTCAGTTTTGATAGTGCGAACCTTAACACCAACTTTCTCTAGTGCTTTGGTTTCCTTATCATCAACAGCGACAGTAAGTGTGTACTTACCAGTATCCTCACCATTGAATTTTTCTGTACTGTCCAGATAGACATACTTTGCTATACCTTTAGTTATCATAGTTATACTCCAAGACCCTGTAGAAAGAACTTAGGTGGGCGGGTCTCATAGACCGACCTAAGAATAAAGATTAAATAAAGTGACAATCATTATGGTTATCACTTTAATTAATATCTATAGTAATATTTTAACCTATTTATCATCCATAGTCAATATGAATATCTTCTTTATTTATTACCTCCTCCTCATCAAGGTAATAATTAGATTTGTATCTGCATACATTACAGATATCTAAAAACTTGGTTCTGTCCTTTGGGTCTCTAGCCCTAGACTCCCAATCGTTTAATGCCTTATCACAACAGCGACATCTCATAATAAATCCTCCTCACTTAGGATGTCTTTATTCGCATAGGTAATAGGGATGCCTTCCGCATTAATCTTGTCACCGGTGACATCTTTTGGTGCGTCATCACAACCTATAGAATAATCAGAATCTTTCATAGAATACTCTCTAGCTGAAAGCTCATCTAAACCTTCAGCCATAGTATTACCTTGACCGTCTATAACAAACCAAGAAAATCTCTGATTGTCATAGGCGGTCTTTAGTCTTTCGATAAATGGTTTCTCATTCATAACTTTTCTACCTCCTTCTCTAGTTGTCTTACCCTCCAAAATAGAGACTCATCAACAGCCCATTCAGTGTCATCATAGCCACTAGACCAACCTACAATTTTCTTTAGCTGTCGGACTTCCTTGCCTAGATTTATGACTATCTCTTCAAGGTCTGTAATCTGCTCCTGTTGAGACATCATAAGCCCTAGATAGCAAGTAGGTTCGATAAGATATTCATAAGAGTGTAACGGTATGAGTCTACCATTATCATCAAACAGAGATGTACCGTAGTAGTCCTTAACATCCATAGTCTTTTCGATTAAATCGTCCAGACCTCGAACATCACTTGCGTATATTGTTATTTCAATTGCCATAAGTCCTCCTATATAACGTTTAATTTTTTAAGTGTAGCCCTTTCATCTTTAGTTATAGCCTGTCTACTATCTACCCAGACAGCACTACACCAGTCAGAAGTATACCAACTTTCCTTTGTATCATTAGACTCTTCGTCTAAATCTTCAAAGAAATGAGTCAATATTTCTTTGTTAGTCTCACCCTTCTCAGCGATAGCAAACCAGTCAAATTCTGCTTCACCTTGACGCTCTGTAATTTTCAATAATTCTACCATAAGACCTCCTTTAGTCTATTAGTTTCATATAGGCATCAATATTATTCTCAATGAACCAATTTTTGCCCTTGTTAAAATCCTTATACCACCGTCTAGCATCCTTATAACTACCAACATTGCCTAAGTCGATATGGATGTTATAAGCAGTCATTGTAGCATCATAGATAGCCACCTCGACAGGGTTTAACTCTACCTTGACCCCTGAGTAAGGGTTAGCAACAACCTCCGGCTCAGTAAAGAACGTTAAGTTATTAAATGGTAAATCCTCGAGCACGTAATTCTTACCGTCAGAATTTTTGTACTCTTCTACTGTTTTTTTAGTATCAGTTATTTTTTCAGATACTTCTAAAAACTCTTTGCTAATTTTATTCATAAGACCTCCTAGTCTTTTAGTTATCATTTTATTATCTTACCGTCAAAAACACTGGAATCAATGCTCTTGAGGGTAAAACCGGTGAAATAGGCTTACGAGGATTCGATTCTCGCTTACTTCTCGCACCGACCTTGCCCTTGCTATGGGTTAATTCTTCATAATTTAACTCCTATATAATTTAACATAGCGTTTCTTAAAATTAAGACCTAGACCCATATTGTCAAGAAAAATTCCGTATCTATCGAAGGAATATCTCTTATAGGTTTTAACTCTAAATTTAAACCCTAGCACATTGAAGTGATAAAATTTATTCTTAGGGGTTTGACTGTCCCTATACAGTATTCTTACTTTTTGTTTCATAAGACCTCCTAGTCTCATAGTTTAAATTTCAATACTTGTCACCGGTGACAACTTTTACTTAATCCTTTTCCAAGTCTGCCAAGTGATACTTTGTAAGTGTAACGGTGCAAGTCCTAATGTTTCAGCTACCATTATATAGCAATCCTTCAAGAATGTATACTGGTTTTTACTCAGAGACTGCTCGAACTCTGTCGCATTTCTACCAATAGCAATAGCTATAGCGTGACGGTCTATAGTCACGTAATCTTTACGGTTTGGATACATCATATTGAGATAAAAAGCTGTAGTCTTTTGACCGTTGATTATCTTTAGAATATTAAATTCTAATGCACTGTCATTATCAAGAGACATAATCTCTTTAGCTTTTTGCTTGTTATTTTTCATATGACCGCAATCACCGGAAGAGATAAACTCTATAGCTTGCTTTTTGTTTAACTCCCATTCACGGAGCGGTGACAATACAGAGACAACACCCAATACTTTAGATAATGGAATATCAAAAAGTTTAGATACATCCTTTCCAAAGTCGTTAGCTTCTTGATACCAATTGTTAAACTCAGTATCTAAACTAAATTTGTATGTCTTTTTAATATTGTTGTTTATCACTGTACGGCTATATTCTCTATCGCCTATTTTCATTCTAATCATAATACCCTCTGTCGCTTTGTTGAATTACTTGTAATGATACTCTTCTTGCTAAGGTATGCAATAGGTATCAGATAATAAAAAACCCGCCTTTCAGCGGGTCTTTGGGATTGTAAGAGTATTAGTTACCCTTTATTAATAGCACTCTTTGTGTGAGCATTTGATTGCTATTGATAATGTCATCATTAAATGGCTTCCGCTTATCTGCTGCCATTGTATCCGGTTCATTGTCTTCTATCCAATTACAGATTGTATCAGCAAGTGTTAAGACTTCCGGCTCTTTAGCTTCAGGCTTATCAGTAATGAATTCCTGATATAGCCCTCTGTCAGCTTCAGTGTGAGTTTTAGCCTTGTTGATATCATCATCCTTGACTAGACGTATAGTGTATTGCTTTGTTAGTTTGTCTTTAGCGTCTAGCTTAAAGATAGCCTTTTGAGTAGGCTTCTTGTTAATCAACTTCTGTAACTTGTGTACTTGCTTCTTGAATGTCTTCAACTCTTCTTTAGCAAAGTTACTATTGTTATCATTCAATACTTTCAAGAATGCAGTTTTAAATGTTTGATTACTTGCCACACGTTTGATAGCTTCAGTAACAAACTCTTCACCGTTCTGAACTTGTAGACTTGTATCTAATACAGCGTCTATTAATTCTTTGTTGGTATATGTTTTATCATTTATTTTCATAGTGTTATCCTTTTCAAAGTAGTCAAACGAAATGTTTAACTTGTATGCAATTATATATACATATATGCGTATGTCAACAATTATTTTATTTATGTATCAATTGTTGTCACCGGTGACAGGTTTTATTAGTGTGCATTTAGTGTGTATATGTCACACTCACGTACACTTTTACTTCACTTTTGTGTCTTGTGTATGCAATCCTATGTATATATGTGTGCACTTGAGACAGACAGACGCTATCAAAAGACCCCTAGGGGAGGCTCATATAACCGTGCGTGTAATAATATATACCCTCACGCACAGATGGGAGTGAATTTGGGTAAAACTTGTTATTAACTACAGTAATTCTAGAAACTGGAGGTTCGGGGAGGGACTTTAGTAACTAATTGCAGAGAATCTATTGACAAACATTGAAAAGTATGATACAATATTACTATAGATAAAGAAAAAGAACTATCTAAAGATTCACCTAAAAGGCTTCACTTAGAAATAACCTTTATTATCATTCTAAATATCTTCTTTTAGTGAACTAAAGTATAACTTAAGGAGAGAATAGGATGTCTTCAAAAAATAAAGGCTCACCCAATCTATACAAGGGTATGAAAAGCCTGAATCCAGAGGGTAGACCAAAAGGTTCGGTGAATAAATTTACAGCTCTAAGTAGAGAGTTGATGTCTAACAAAGGACCTGAGATAGTACAGAAGGTTATAGACTTAGCACTCGAAGGTGACAGGACCTGTCTTAAAATGTGTATGGATAGAATCATTCCTACCACTAAAGCAGTTGAATTTAGGTCATCAGAAGATAAAGGCAATGTAATTATCAATGTTGGTGCTCTAGAAACTAAAAGGATAGAGATAGAGGAAAAAGATAAGAAAGAACTAACGTATGAAGATGGAGTAATAATAGATGAAGAAACTATAGATGAAACAATAGTAAGTATAGCTAATGGCTAGGGAGCTAGATGTACAATTACATCCGGCACAACTAGAGATATTCAATAGTCCAGCCCGATTTAAAGTAGTAAGTGCGGGTAGACGCTTTGGTAAGTCTAGATTAGCAGCGTGGATACTTATAATCAAGGCTCTTCAGTCGGATAGTAAGGATGTCTTCTATATAGGTCCAACTTTCCAGCAAGCTAAAGATATTATGTGGAATATGCTCAAGGAACTCCTGCAAGGGACAGACCTTATAGAGACTACCCACGAAAATACAGCTACTATGAAACTTACTAATGGTAGAAGAATTAGCTTAAAGGGCAGTGACAGACCAGATACTCTGAGGGGCGTAGGATTAGCCTATGTCGTCCTAGATGAGTATGCAAATATGAAGGTTGAGGTGTGGGAACAGATTATTAGACCTACGCTTTCGGACGTTGCGGGTGGTGCACTCTTCATTGGCACTCCAGCAGGGAAGAATCACTTCTATGATTTGTACTTAGCAGCAGAAGAGGATGAAGATTGGGAGACATTTCAGTATACAACTGTAGATAACCATCTGATTGACCCTAAAGAAGTAGAAGTAGCCAAAAGGACTATGTCTACTCAGGCTTTTAAACAAGAATTTGAAGCCTCCTTTGTAAGTTTTACTGGAGGTATATTTAAAAATGAATGGATTAAGTATGATGAAAATGAACCTGAAGAAGGAAACTATGTTATTGCAGTCGACCCTGCTGGGTTTGAACGGGTTGAGAAAGAGCGTGGTATCAAAGGTAGTAAGCTGGATGAAACAGCTATATCTATCGTTAAAATTAATGGTGACAAGTGGTGGGTCAAGGATATACTCCACGGTAGATGGAATATTAAAGAGACTGCTACTAAGATACTACAGGCTGCAATTGAAAATCAAGCAACTACTGTAGGGATAGAGTCTGGTGCGTTAAAAAACGCTATCTTACCTTATCTAGAAGATGAGATGAGAACACAAGGTCAATGGGTAGTAATTACAGATGTAACCCACGGTGGTAAGAAGAAAGCAGACAGAATTACTTGGGCTTTACAAGGTCGACTAGAGCACGGTAAGATTATATTCAATCGTAACCCTAGTTGGAATGGTGAGTTAGAAACACAGTTATTAGAGTTTCCTAGTAAGGGGACACACGATGACATTATCGACTCATTAGCCTATATAGACCAAGTTAGTGTCGCAGACTTTATGCACACAATAGAATTAGAGCAGGAGTGGACACCTTATGATGAAGTTGCAGGATATTAATAGGAGTAAATTATGATATTGACTGGGAGAGGAGCAAAGAAAAGAGGCGGTGCTAGTAAAAGTGCAGTGAAGAAACAAAAAGGTATGAGAGTTAGAAGCACTAAATCGGGAGGACTTGAATTAGCAATGAGTCCAAAACTAGCAATCAAACTCTATAAATCTGTCGTAGGTAAAATGAAATAAATTATGATTAATGGTGAAGAGAACAAGTATCAAGGACTAGCTGGTTGGCTAGGCTCTCGCTTAGAAGAGTGGAGAAACCACAGAGATTCTAATTACTTAGATAATTGGGATGAATATTATCGTCTATGGCGAGGTATTTGGAAAGCTAGTGATAAGACTAGACAGTCTGAGAAGTCTCGTCTAATAGCACCAGCATTACAACAGGCAGTTGAATCATCTGTAGCAGAGATTGAAGAGGCTACGTTTGGTAGAGGTAAATGGTTTGATATTAAGGATGATATTTTGGACCAAGACCCCTCAGATGCTGAATATGTACGTAATCTATTACAAGAAGACTTAGAAGGTACAGGTGCTAAGGATGCTCTATGTGAAGTATTCCTTAATGGTGCTGTATATGGTACTGGTATTGGTAAGATATCTGTAGAAGAGAGCACTTGGAAGTATCCAGTAGAAGTTCCTATAGAAGGGACTATGGTTACAGAGAGAGTATTACAAGAAGAGACTGTTGTTGATGTTAAAGTAGAGGCTATCAGTCCTAAAGAGTTCCTAATAGACCCTTCAGCCACTAATATAAAAGAGGCTTTGGGTGTCGCCCACGAAGTTATTAAACCTAGACATAGCATTATAGATGGTATAGCAAATGGTACATATAGAGATATAGCCATAGAAGGTGACTATAGTATTGAAAGATTAAAGGGTTTCGACCCAGAAGAATCACGTCCAGATGCTTCAGACCAAATTAAAATTACCGAATATTGGGGTAAAGTACCTGTTAGATTCTTAGAAGAGAATGAATCTATAGATGATTTTGAGTATGATGAGGATGAATTAGTAGAGGCAGTAGTTACAATTGCTAATGATAGTCATATATTAAGAGCAGAACGCAATCCATTTATGATGGAAGACCGTCCATTCATTAGTTATCAACACGATATCGTCCCAAATAAATTCTGGGGGAGGGGTGTTTGTGAGAAAGGTTTAGATGCAGAGATGAGAGCACGTATTGATTCTCTAGCACTAACAACTACACCTATGATGGCTGCTGATGCTACAAGACTACCGAGAGGAGTTAAGTTAGAGGTCAGACCGGGCAAGACAATACTTACTAACGGAGACCCTAGACAGGCTATTATGCCATTAGCTCTAGGTACAACCGACCAAAATACTTATACACAAGTTGCTTCATTGCAGAATATGATTCAAATGGGTACAGGTTCTAATGATACTACACAAGCTAGTGCGGAAAGAGCTACATCTTCTGGTATGTCTATGCAACAGTCTTCAGCAATTAAGAGACAGAAGCGTACATTGATGAACTTTCAGAATACATTCTTAATCCCTATGATTAATAAGTGTCTCTGGAGGAAGGTACAGTTTGATGAAGCTAGATATCCTGTTAATGATTATAAGTTTGTACCTTATTCGACTATGGGTATTATGGCTAAAGAGCTAGAATCACAACAGATGGTTAGTTTACTACAAGCTATACCTAAAGATTCACCAGCATTTAATATAATACTTGTATCTGTATTCCAAAACTCTAGTATGCACAATAGAGACCAGATAGTACAAGCCCTTATGCAAGGTTCACAGCCTAATCCTGAAGAAGAGCAGATGGAACAGATGGCTAAACAACTAGGATTACAACAGATGCAGGCTGAAATACAGAAGACTATGGCTGAAGCTCAAGAAGAACAGACTAAAGCTATGAAGAATGCAGCAGAAGCTGGGGCAGCACAACCTAATGAGCTGATGATTCAAGAGAAGTTCATTAAACTACAGAAAGAATTAGCAGCTATTGATAAGCTAAGAGCGGACACTGAGAATGTTCACAGTGAGACTATGAGGAATATTCCTGAAGTGGAACATCTCAAGTCTGAAACTCTCTTAAATATAGCATCAGCAACGGAGAAGTTGCAGGGATAAATGGTTACAGAAG